GAAAGCCTCCTTTATTGGTATTTTTACCAATTTGTGGCAATCTGTTGCATAAACGAAGCCATTTTTAACCTGGATATAATCCAAAGAAGGCCTTAAACTGTTTTTTCCTGATGCGATTAAATTAAATTTTTTCATGTTGTTTTGTGTTTTGTTTGTTTGTTAATTGTTTTGTTTGATATAATTGTTTTGAGATAATTGTATAAAAGATTCAACACTTGTTGGAACTTGATAATAAAGCTCTAATTTTTGGTTAACACTAGTCACGTCAATAGTAAAAGAAAACTTTACCCCGTTTTTTATTATTTCCCCGCTTTGGCCATTGCCATACCACTTAACCGGCAAACCTTCTATAGACTTTAAAAAAGCGTCTTTTTTACTTGAGTTATCTAAATCTATTTTTTGTAAATCCTGGTAAACAATTAAATAATAATCAAACCATTCAGTAATCTTTTTTAAATTCAATACCCCTATATTATTAGGCTCCTTTAATGATTTTAAACTGTGGGAAATAGTGTAATTTGTTATATTCTTAAAATCGTGTAAGCTGCAGCAAGTAATATCGTACCTTTTTTTATGATCCCAATATTTAATGTTAAATACTAAATCCTTGTATTTTAACTCAATTACGCCATATTCAAAATATTGTTTGTTTTCGTATTCTGATATTTTTACCAGGACTTCACAAGGGTAAAAATCAGATACTTTTTTGCTAACTTCAATTAATTCGGTTAAATCCCTGTTTTGGAACTCTGTATAGTTTTGTCTATCTATTTCAGATAATTTTAAATACTTCATGTTTATTTAGTTTAATTGTTTAAATCAGATAAAAAAGCCACAAAATTACTTTTGCCATCAGATAGCAAACATTTGTTATTATCAATATATCCCATAAACATATAGACAATGTTTTTGTAGTTAACGCCCATCCCAGATTTATAATTATAAAATTTATGGGGACTTAATAACCTTAGTTCGTTAATTGTAAAATCTTTCATATTATTTATTTTTAAGGTGTTCGTAGGTTGTTTTAATAAGGGCATAAACTAGAATTAAGCCTATAAATAGGACAATCAATTCAAATAAACTAACTGTTTGCATGATCGTTAATTAAAAGGTGAATAAATAACCTTAATACAGATCCTATAAAATAGGTAATAAGGCCAATGAATAATGCCGGCAATAAAGTTTCTGTAAAGTAGTTCATAAAATAAAGTTTTGTTTGTTGGTTAAATAATAAAAGGCAAAATGATAATTGAATCTAATACCAGGCAAAGGATGAGGGCCTTAATAAATTGGCCCTTTGATCCTGTAAAATTGGGTAAAATTGATAGTGTAAACATAAATAAAGGTTTGTTTTGTATGTCAATATTGACAGAGTAAAGATAAGGTAAAATGTCAAACAATATCAAACAATGTTAAAATATTAGTTAATTATTTGTTAATTTGTTTAATTGATCTGTTTAGTATATATTATATAAGTACATACATTATATAAGTAACTTAATACAATGTATATCAATAATAGAGTAGTATATTATAATTGTATTGGATATTATTAATATAGGGATATATTAATATCTTAATTGAATAGAAGTATTTATAGCTGGTTTGTAGCGGATGCGAAAAGAAGCGTAATCAATCAATAAAGTAAAAATGTATATTTTTGCCCCTAGGTAGTGATAGGGTGGGGGATGACATAGTGGCTATTTAACATAATATAGTTTATAAGACATTGGCATAGCACCCTATACCCTGTTTATTCGTGTAGGAATTTTAGCCGGTGCCTTGTGCCCTCCAATATTCTGATATCAACCATTGTTTTAACATTTTTTGATATTTGATTTTTTTTATTTTCCATATAACCCATTATAATTAATTATAATATGAAAGACACAGTAGCCAAGAGAACTTATAGATGTAAATGCGGAGTATCTACAGAGGATTATGTTTGGGATAGTTCCATAAGGGAACATACCATCAAGTGCACTAAGTGCGAAAGTGTACTTAGCTTTGACCATATCAAGGTAGAGAAGGTAGTACATATCACATCTATCCGAACACCAACTAAAAACAGATAATATGAATGCAGAGTTCAGAGATATTAGCAAAGAAGCTTTTATCATAGCTTACAAGGAGAATTTTGGCAATATCACCATTGCTTGTGAATCAGCAGGGGTTGGTAGAGGCCAATACAAGGCCTGGTGTGAAAAAGATCCTGAGTTTAGGCAAAGATTGGCTGAAATAGAGCCTGAGGAGATTATGCTTGACTTCGGTGAGCATAAGTTAATGGAAAGGATTGCTAAGGGGGATACCTTGGCTACAATGTTCCTGTTAAAAACCAAAGGTAAGCGTAGAGGCTATATCGAAAGGCAAGAGGTTGCTCATGAAGGAGATGTGGTTAAGCAGATTACTGTTAATGTCCTAAAAGCAGGTCATGTTGATGAGCTACCGAATAGTACGCAACACATCGATGGTGATGAGCATTTATCTCTTGAGGATACCGGCATGGTCGTTCCAGCTACTGAAGCTGCTAATATCCAAGATATTCCACTTTACGAGTTTGATAAAGAGGTAGAACTACCGAATGAGATGGATATTTATGAGGAATAACGATTAAAGGTACTTTTAAGGCGATTCTAGGGCATATATGCCTTTGAGTAGTACTATCTATCCAAAAAGGGGTAGAGTGTCTTAAAACGCTTCTAAATGCCCTTTAATTAGATTGCATGAATTTTTCCAAATTATTCATGCAGATTTGCCAAATTAGGTAGTAAAACGCTGCCAATATCCGAATTAGCGTCACCAATTTATATAAATATGTAACAAAGTGATGGGTAATTCGGTTATATCTTGTAACATATAAAGGGTAAGATTTGTTACAAATAGGTGCAAATAAATATAATTCAGTAGTAATACTACCCTAATAGCAAAAGATGTAAACTCTGCAAGTTTTGATAGTGTTCACGAAACCGTGAACGGAGATAAAAAATGAACTGTTGTATAAAATGCAACGATTACTCAATGGACTGAGTAAAATTACTCAATGGAGTGAGTAAAGCTATAACTTGACTTTATCAATCAAAAAGTAAACCTATAAGTTTACTAATGAGCCGTAAATGATTGATAAACGGCTCAAATATGATTCATAAATGGTCATTAATGACTCATATTGCCATCATATGTGTCATAAAACGGACTTTATGGTGGATATACCCTACTATAAAACGAAAAGTATTAGCTTTGACTTGAGCAAACCAAAATTTTTAATTTATTTCCATGGAAGTAACCACCAATGTTGTCTTTGAGGTACTAAACAACTCAAAGAAGAGAATCTCTGTTATGCAAGGAGGTACAAGGTCAGGAAAGACTTACAATGTGCTTACCTGGTTTATAGTAAAGCTTCTGCAAGAAAGAGGTAAAACCCTAACAATTTGCCGTTCATCCCTACCAAGCATCAAGGGATCAGTCATGAGGGATTTTATTGAGATACTATCCAAGTATAAACTTTACTCGGAGGAGAAGCACAACAAATCGGAGAACTTATACTTCCTTAATGGCAATACGGTAGAATTTGTATCTACAGACCAACCGCAGAAGATTAGAGGTCGTAAAAGGCACTACTTGTTTATAAACGAGGCAAATGAGGTTAACTACGAATCTTGGATGCAGTTAGCCCTAAGAACTACGGATAAAATCGTACTTGACTATAATCCATCGGATTATTACTCTTGGATATACGATAAGGTCATTCCTAGGGAAGATACTGACTTTACAATCACGACTTATAAGGATAATCCGTTTTTAGATAAAACCATTATTGCTGAGATTGAAAGATTGAAGGATGCTGACCACGAATACTGGAGAGTTTACGGATTAGGGGAAAGAGCAATTAGTGAAGCTACGATTTATTCGCATTGGAGAAGGAGAAGAAACTTCCCAGAGGGTGGAGATATTTTCTATGGGCTAGATTTTGGTTATAACAACCAGACTGCCCTTGTAAGGTGTAAGAACTTCGATGGCGATATTTATGTGGAACAACTTATCTACGATACGAAGATGTCAACTGCACTTCTTATAGACAGATTAAAGTCAATGGGCCTATCTCGTAGGGATGAGATATTTGCGGATGCTGCTGAACCCAAAACAATAGCCGAGGTGAATAAAGCAGGGTTTAATTTGAAATCAGCTACTAAAGATGTGTTCGCAGGAATTAACAAGGTTAAGTCATTTCCATTGTTTATAAAATCAGAGTCCTTAGATTTGTTGGATGAGATTAAAAACTATAAGTGGAAAACGGATCATGACGGCAACACAATGGATGAGCCTGTTAAGTTTCGTGACCACTTGATGGATGCTATGCGTTATGCTATCTACTCAAAATATGCGAAAGCAAAAAGAGGATGGGTGGTTTAGGTTAAAAATTTGTTACTTTTGTA